TAGATGTAGCACTTGTAAATGAAACTGAGTTAGCAACAGTAATAGCTCCGTTAGAAGCGATCGCTTCAACTTGTGGAATCGATACGAAATTAGTTCCTGTGATAACAACGTTAGTTGCTGTATTTTCTATTGTTGATGGGCTAACTCCTGTTACTGTAGGTTTAGTTTCACCCACAGTTACAGATCCTCCAAGAGAAACTGCAGAGCCATTAATTGTAATTGCTGAGTTTGCTAAAGCAGCGTTTGCAATACCACCGCCTGTTGTTGCAGTAAGTGTACCACCGACTGTTAAGTTCGCACTGTTTGGTACAGTTATTGTATCGCCAGCGTCTCCTAACTGGACTCCTGTTCCGGATCGTGGACTTACTTTATTTACTTTTACTTCACTCATAATTATCTTGCTGTTGCCGGATCTCCATTGGATGCTACTATAGGTTCTTCAGCAAACGCCATATACACATATGTTTCACCATCATTTAAAACCGCATCCGTACTTCTAATTTTAAAACCATTTGATAAGAAATCTATACCTTTACTTGTTTGATTAGCTTCTTCTTGTTGATTAGCATTTGCAAATAAAACATCATCTGTTACGTTATATATACTTCTTTTATTATCAAATATAATCCAACTTTCACCTGATTGACTTGATTCTTTTGCCATAAGGAAAGCTGGTTTAAATCCTGTATAAACAAAAGCTCCATCAGATACACCGTTTCCAGTATAGACTCCAAATTTTGAAAATCCTTTTTTCTCTGTAAAACAATAAGCTATGATATCAGTTGCACTTCCAACTAAAGCACTAGAATTAGTAGAGAATATAGTTGAACTTGGCTCTGTTCCACCAGCACTAAAAAATCTTCCTGTTCCTGAACTGTCATTACTATCGTTATTAAATGCTTGTGTTCCACTCAAAGTCATATAACCTGACCAATCTAAACCAAAACCACCTGCTATCCAGCCTGAACTTGTATCTATTGCTTTTTGAATAATCATTTGAGGAGCAGCTCCTAATCCATGTCCAACGGTTACAGCACTTGAAGTGTTTGCTGCCCATTTAACAATACTAAATCCTCTTGCAGTATCTGCTGATACTGTTGATGTAACACTTCCATCTGAGTTTGAAGAACCTGCACCACCTGCTTTCCACATCCAACCTACTAAATTTTCACCATTAGCATTGGTATTAGTTGAACTCCCTATAGTAATTCCATCTGAGATTAAAGCTGATACTTGATTTGTATCAGTATCTTGAGCACCAGTTTGAGTCGTTGACATAGGATAAGTACCACTTTGTCTAAGACGATCAACCATAGTATTATTAGAACTTCTTGATCTATTTTTTATCCAGACCCAATCGGGTGTGAAACCTGCACCTGTAATATCTCTTCCTGCTGAGCCATTACCTGCCCATGTTAGTGAATTATGATAATCTTTAGGTTTAAAAGTTATATAAGCCATTATCCAAACTCCTTTATATTTTTAGTACATAACGCATAGTAACCTGCTGGTACATCGTATTCAAATGATCCTATGCCATTATCGTCTGCATTGCTAGATGCTACAGTAGCTGAAGTTGAGTAATCTCCACTTCCAAAATTATATCCTAGATCAGTGCCACCATTTGCTTTTCCACAAAATGCATAATTACCACCAGCATTTATTCCGATCGCACCTGTTCCTGTGCTACCTGATGTAGGCACACCTGAATTTTCAAAAGTTCCGTTCTTACTAAAATATAATTTATTGTTATCTAAATCCATTGCAATACCTATAATATCATTATTACTATAACTTGTTCCATAAGATGATGAATTACCAGCAACTGATTTTGTTCCAGCTTCATTATAACTATAACCGTATGTTGAATCAGAAAAGTCTAATGTTTGTCCGTTAAAATTATAATTAGCAGAAATATCAGCTATTCCCAATTTACAATCAGTGTTATTAAATACTTTTACTTCACAGTACCATTTACCAGAACTAGGAGCTAACGTGCTAAAACATGATCTATTTACACTTGATGATTTTTCAAAATTTCTATTACCAAAATCATTAGTTCCACTCTGCTGAGTATAAACTAAAGGATTTAATGTAGCAAAGTTGTTTGACGGAGTATCTATATTTTGAGTTAAATTTCCTGATGTAGTAAATGCTAAGTTATTACCACTACTATCTAAATCCATATTTCCTGAGTTTTCAAATTTAAAAAAGAAACCATTAGTTCCATAAGTTACTGATGGATTAGTTTTTGGAACCCAAATTCCTGATGTAGAGTCTGTTTCACCAAATGTAGAAGCTGGATAAGCATAACCATCTGTGTAATGTAAATGAGCTAATAAACCATCCCAATATAAGGTAGGACTACCACCATTATCATAAGCACCAATACTATGAGTTCCGCCTACAGTAGCATCTGCATTTTGTGATGGATAAGTTTCAGATGCAAAACCATTATTTGCTGAAAGATTTTGTTCTCCATTAACGTAAAGTTTTAATCTATCTGTATTAGTTGATTGTGTAGTATCAACTGTCATTACAATATGATACCAAGCACTTACGTCTCTAAATAATCTAGTTGTTTTTAAACGCATTGTATTTGAGTTACCTGACTTAACAATAAAATCAAATTGATCACTACTATTGAATGAGAATTGAGTTCTATTGCTACCATCTTGATAAAAATTAACTATTTGCATATCACCAGCTAGTTGACATTTTTTTAACCAACAACTAATAGTAAATTTTTTCCTGTTAGTTGGTGTGCCTGATGTTCTGTATATTCTTGTTGCTGCCATAATATTATCCTAGTTAAACTGTCCTGAGTTGTTTATACCAACTGTTATTGTTATTGAAAAGGCTCTATCTGCTGTTTGTCCTTCAGCATCTGTAGCTCTAATTGTAAAATTGTATGTTGTTTCTGATGTAGCTCCAGATTCATTCCCTGTAATTGCTCCAGTGCTTGAATTTAAAGATACACCTCCAGGAAAAGTTCCTGAAGTTTTTGAAAAAGATGTAGCGCCTGTTGCTGCTACTGTGTATGAAACTGCAGATCCCGCAGCATTTGATCCTAAAGATCCAGCAGCTGTAGTCCATGCTGGAGCGTCTGAAACTGTCAATAATGCAGAAGATGATCTTACAGCATTACCGTCGTTATTTTCAATTCTAATAAAATAAGTGCCGTCTGTAGGTAAAGTAAAATTAGCTGTAATTGATGTTGCAGAACTAAAAGAAACTGAGTTTGCTCTTGTAATTGCACCTGTTGTACTAATTGCTTCAACAGTAGGAACAGATACAAAGTTTGTCCCTGTAATCACAACGTTAGTTGCGTCGTTTGTAATTACGGTTGGACTAATAGCTGATATAGTTGGTTTTGTTTCACCAATGGTAACAGATCCACCTAAAGATACAGCTGATCCGTTTATTGTAATAGTAGAATTTGCAAGATCTACGTTTTGCACAGAACCATCTGGATATGTAACTGTAGCGTTTGTTAAATTTAAAGTAGCACCTGATGGGACTGTAATTGTATCACCATTCTCACCAGCTTGTAATGCTGTTCCAGATTGAGGTATTATTTTATCTACTTCTATTTGACTCATTATATAATTACCAACGTCCCTGTTACTGTAACATTACCTGACACTGTTACTGGTCCTGCTAAAACGCCAGACTCCATTGTTTGTGTATCAGATATTGTTGCTGCATGTGTATTAACATATGTAGCTGCTGTCATACTTGCAGACGGAGCTCTCTTTGCAGGATAAGTACAGAATACAGTTTTAGTTCCAGCACTAAAATCCACTTTGTTATCTGAGTTTGAAGAGGAGATAACGGTATCTCTAGAAAGTGTATCAGGTGATGCATCTGTTACAGTTCCAATACCGACTTCAAATTCAGCAGTTCCATCGTGAGATATACAGTAGAACGTACTATTTGTAGTTCCAATACCAGCAACAAAAGTTTCAAAACCTGTTTCAGCTGTAGCTGAAAGGTTTATAGTTCCTGTGCCAGTAGACGTACTCGTCTGCTTGACTCTATCGTTAAGTACAAAAGCCATCTATATAATCCTCTATTATGCGTCGCCTAATCTAATAATAGCATTTGAAGCATCAGCAGTAGGAAACTGAATAACAAAGTCTCCGTTTGTTGCTGTTTTATTGCCACCAAAATCTAAAACTAGTACAAGCTCGTTTCCGCCACCAGTTGATTTGTATATTGCAGCTCCTGCAGCAGTCAATGTAACAGATGGAAAAGTTAAATCATCAAAGTCAACGAATGCAGTTGTTGTTCCTGCAATACCTGCGTTTGTTAGATCTTTACCACCAGCTGGATACGATGTTCCACTTGGATTAACTTCACCTTGTCCTGTTCCTGATAGGAATACAGTTGAGGCTACGCTGTAGTTACTTATGCTAGTATACAAAGCACACTTAAAAGTGTTTCCTCCATTTCCAGAAGTGTCAAAATTAAATGTTCCTTTTAACAAGCCGGACTTGAACGAATTTGGTACTATATTTGCCATATTTTATATCTCCTTATTATGGTGATGGTGATTTAATACTGTTACGAATAACACCATCTTGATATTCGTCTCTGCGTCTTCTACCTTCTTGTTCGATAGAGTACGATGCTGCTGATCTCTTATATGCCGCTTCGTAGTATTGTAACATATCCACTGGACCTTTCAAGTATGCATATGCTTCTACTAACGCAGCGTATAAAAGTAAATCTTGATATTTGTTAGACAGGTAAGTTCCACTACCACTTTTGGAAGCGTCTGTTAGACTTACCGGTTGTTTCATATAAGCCAAAGTAATTTCATAAGTAGCGTTTGGTGTAGGGGCTACCACCCAAAAATTAGCATCCCAGTTAGCATAGTATTTTGGAATACCTGATGCTGTGCTAGGTGTATCATAGAAAGCAGCCATATAACTTGTATCTTTTTTCTCTAAAAAAGTTTGAACATTTGGACTTACATTTGTATCTTTTAATTGCACATATCTAATATTTCTAAGATCAGAGGGTATTGTTACAAATCTATTTCCAACCGCAAGGTTTGATGTAGCGTAGTGTCTATTATCATCTGAGTCTATTTCTCTATAAATTCTATTTTCTGCATTTTGTATGAATCTATTTATTACTGCAGTCGTTAATACTCCACTATCTACTTCAGTATAATTTCTAATATCGTCTGTTATATTTGTTAAAGTATATGCCATTATGCTTCTAGAGTTACTGGTCCTGCAGTAACTGTCATCCCTCCTGCTTGTTCTGTTATAGTAGGGGTTGATCCCAATGTAAATGTATACTTATCTGTAGTAGTAACTGTGATTGTAAATCCAGATCCAGCTGTGTATGCAGTAGATGATAATCCTCCTGGAGAACCTTCTACGTTTCTAAATCTTACAGTATCGTTTGTAGATCTTCCATGATTAGTATCTGTAACAGTTATTGTAGTAGATCCGTTAGTTATTGAAAATGGATTAGGGCCAAGTAATCTAGCAACTGCAGGTTCTGTTCTTGCAGGGGCTGCATTACGTAAACCTTGTGGTTCAGCCATAAATCTTTTTGGTTCTAGCTGTGGATGCTTTTGTTCAAACTCTGATATATGCACTCTTGATCCGTTCCATTCTATTACCATTTCTTTGTACGGAAACTCTAATCCTGATCTATCAGAAATAAATTTTGCATGCTTACCAATGGCCATTAGTTAACCTCCGAGAAGTAGGATTTAGGTGTAATGAAAGAACTAGAAGAAGACCCATCTTCTTGTAAAGCTCTATTTAATTCATCTTCGTAGTATAATTTAAATTCTTGTGTTCTTTGTGGTGCATATTTTTGTGATAAATAAAAAGATAG